ACTTAGAGCAAAAGCTAAAACTAGAAAAAACATCACATTAGGTACATTAAAAAAAGTATATCGTAGAGGTCAAGGTGCTTTTTTATCTTCAGGATCAAGACCTCGTACATCTATGGCTTCTTGGTCGCTTGGTAGAGTTAATAGTTTTTTGCGAGGAAGTAGAAAACATGATACTGACCTAAGAAGAAAGAAAAAGAAATAATGAAAACTAACAAAGAAAAATTTGTAGAGATTGATGGTAGAATTAAATTAGTAAATCAAAAAATAGATTTAATAATTAAGAACCATTTACATCACATGAAAAAAGACATAGACCGAATCTTATATGGTGTAGGTGCTATTGGTCTTTTAGTTTTAGGTCAATTACTTTACATACTCACCAAATAGTTGTATAGGTCAGTATATGACCTATGATCGAATACTTTGTATTTCTGACTTACACATACCAGCACATCACCCACAATCATTTGATTTTCTAAAAGCACTTAAAAAAAAAATAAAACCTGATCTAGTTGTAAATGGTGGTGATGAATTAGATAAACACGCATTATCTTTTCACGATTCCGACCCTGATCTACCTAGTGCTGGTGATGAATTAAGAATAAGCAAAAAATATATATGGGAACTTAAAAAAATATTTCCTGATATGATATTATTACATTCAAATCATTCATCATTAATATATAGAAAAGCTTTAAAACATGGTATGCCAAGAGCCTATTTAAGATCATATAACGATTTTTTAGAGGTTGATAAAAGATGGAAATGGGTAGATGATTTAAACTTAAAATTATCAGATGGTTCAGAATGTTTCTTTACACATGGAGTTTCAGCAGATGGTATTAAATTAGCTATGCAGTATGGAAAAAATGTTTGCCAGTTTCATTTTCACTCAAAATTTAACATACAATTTTTTAGCAATCCTGATAACTTAGTTTGGTCTTTACAATGCGGTTGCTTAACTAAACAATCTTCATACAACTTCTTATACTCAAAAAACCATAGGTTGCGTTTTGTTATAGGTACAGGCGCAATAATTGGTGGACAACCTAGATTATACCCAATGATATTAGATAAGAATGGAAAATGGATAGGAAAGATAGTTTGAAGAAAAAATGCTGTGGAAAGTATGCTTTAAACGAACATACAAGCGTTTTAAAGGCTACTGACAAACAAATAGGTGGTAAGCACTACAAGGACTTTAAAATACAGCCTATTGAGTTTATTACTAAAAATAAGCTTAGTTTTATACAAGGTAATATTATTAAGTATGTATGTCGTTATGACAAAAAAAATGGTAATCAGGATATAGACAAAGCAATTCATTATTGCGAACTATTAAAGGAGATAAAATAATGTGGTTGAATTTATTAAGCTTGGGTGTAAAGACAGGGGCAAAGATTTATCAAAATAAACAACGAACAAAACAGTTAATGTCAGATGCTCAGATGCTTCATGCAGAGCAAATGGCGAAAGGTGAAATTGAATATAAAGCGAAAATTATTGAGAGTAATGATAATGGTTGGAAAGATGAATTTGTCCTTATTCTTGTATCTTTGCCTATTCTTTTATTGGGCTGGTCTGTTTTCTCTGACGATCCTACGATTCGTGATAGAATAGATTTATTCTTTGAGTATTTTAAAAATCTTCCTTATTGGTATCAAGCTATTTTTATTGGAGTTGTATCTGCTATTTATGGTCTTAAAGGTGCAGACATTATGCGAAAGAAATAGTATAGATATGAATGGTCAGAGATGCAGTTATTATAGATGTAGAATTTAAAATGGAATCAGAATATGAGCCTTATGGGCATTATATTAATTTAAGATTTGTTGATGAAAGTCCTAATCTTATAAAATTATCTTCATTTATAAAACAGCTATCACAATTTGATGATGTAAGACTTGTTGATTATAATTACGAAATAGAACCAATAACTGAAAAAACTAATTTAGATGGAATAGAAATAGTTAAGCATTAGTGGCACAGGGCAGAATAACTAAAAACTACCCTGTACCGAGAGAGCCGAATCATAAACTCTCGCTTATGACTCTATCTAAATGTATTATATCTATCATAAGGAATAGTCTCAACATTTAGAATTTTATTATCCCTCTTGCTTTCCAGCTAGAGTTAAATCTCTTTTTACCTCTGTTTGTCTTACAGACAAATATCTATCAAGGTTGTTATACATAAGTCTTGCTTTAATTAAATTTGCTTCTGCATGAGCATAGCTTTTAATTATTTCTTTATATTCAGGATCAGTTCTTGCTTTGTGTTCAGCTTCTCCAACAGTTTTAGTATCTAATTTGTATTTAAGAAAAAGCTTAGAAAATGTTGCTTTTCTTCCCTCGTCTAATACAATAGATTTCTCAGCCCATTCTGACCATAAATTACTTGCTTCTGTCATTTTCTTATAAGCTTCTTTGCTGTTTAAATTCATTGTTTCCATTTATCCTCGTTTGTTAAAAAATATTTTAAGCTTGATGTTGTTGGGTCAAATTCTATTTTACTACAAGAAACAACAAATAAGAAAAGTATTATTACAATAATAGAAAAGAATATTTTTTTTACTCTTTGTGTATGCTTTCTATGTATAGGATGACCAAGTATAATCATGGGTATTGTAACATTTCTTTTGCTTCTTTTTTTAAATCGTCAATTTCTTTACGAAGTTCTCCATTAAGTTTTTTGTGTTTTTCTTCTAAAACTCTAATGTTTTCTATTTCAAGATATAAAGCTTGGTTTTCTTCTACTTTAAGTGCAAATTCTTTTTTAAGATTATTTAACTCTGTAACAACACCTTTTAATAATAAATCTTTATCTTCTAATCTTTTTGTAAGATCAAGATTACCTCTATCTTCATTGGATATTGTAACTTCGTTTTCAAAAGTTTTATCTACAGGCATAAAATTAGAATCATACCACAGATAAAACCAAATATAAAGCCTACTAAACCCTCTCTATAATATAGAGACATTATATCTAGTTTTATCAATAATGTTTTAAAATGGGATTTCATCATCCATATCATCCATTTTTTGAACTGGAACTGCTTTTTCAGGTGCAGATGGTTGTGCTTCTGTCATAGGCATTTCTCTATACTGCGGCATAGCTTGTCCTATAGGCTTCATACCATCTATATTTGCTTGTGGTTTGCGTGGTTTAACCATCATAATCGTATAAACTAATTGCTCAGTTCCTTTATCGTATTGATGAGGATTTTGTATTTCTTCTGTTTTTGCCATTTCTTTTAATACATACCCAGCATTATGATATTTTTGTACCTCAGGCGACATAAACCATTCAGTTATTTGTGATAAAGTGTATTTTCTTTTTGTTAAACTACAAATATATTTAACTTTACTAGAGTCCGCACTAAATTCATATTTTGGACTTCTATTACCAGTTGGTTTTAACTTTTTAGTCAAACCACAAAAAGGCATATCAAATTTATTTTTTTGTTGTTGGTACATTATTTTCTCCATTGTTAAAGTTTAGTTTATACATTTATTTTTTTCTCCTTTTTCCATTTTTTTAGATCATCTTTAAATTGACTTTCAGTATCAGATAAACATTTGATAGCTTCGAAAGCTTTAAAATACCTTTCACTCTTAATTAATTTGCTATCAATTTCAAAAAAAGATAAGGGTTTTCCATCTTCTTTTGGAATATTAACAATTGCTAGTTTTCGTATTTTAAAGTCTGTAGTTTCTTCTATAAATCTTCTATACATTTCAACTTGAATACAGTTTTCAAAACTATAATCTTTACTTGTTTTCCAATCAAGAACTGCTAATTGACCTTTCCAAGAGGGTTTAGTAACTATTACATCATTTGTACCACACATATCAAACTCTTTACTATAAAGAGGTAATTCGCTTTTAATTACTTCAAATTTGTGTCCTTTCCAAAATTCAGTAAATTTTTCAGCCATTCTTTTAAGTGGTTGACCTGATGGTAATACTGGTTTTTCATCTTTTAGAAATAAATCAATCCATTCGTGTAATTCAGTACCAATATCTCTACCAAAAGACTCTTTAGCATCACAAATTTGTTTTACTCTTGCTAAAAAATTATTTATCTCATTTAAAGGTCTTTTTTCTTCAAGCATTAGTTCTTTAACTGTTTCATCTCTATTTTTTTTATACCAATTCTCTAAATGAGGTTTGATATATTTACCAATAGCAGTAGTTACACTTGATTTTGGTTCACCATCCACATAATACCTATAACTTTTTGCTTTTGAATTATAAGCAATATTATTACCTAATTTGTTCGTTGTATTTGACATATCCATTCCTCTCTCTATTATTTATAAATTTTAGATTATTTTCTATTAATGGTTTATAGAAATAATCTAAATCAACATTTAAAACCTCTGAAAGTTTTAAAAGATTTACTAGCCTACATTCATTAGTACCTTTTTCATATTTTTGTAGTTGTTGAAAAGTTACTAATATTTTATTAGCTAATTTAGTTTGCGTTTTTTTTCTCATAAGTCTTATTTTCTTTAATTGTAATCCTACAACTTTAGAAAATATCTCTTGGTTATCATCATCAGAAACACCCCATCTATTTACTTGATCTTGTATAGATAAGTTTATTTCTTCAAGAGATGTATTAGTTCTTGTTGCCATAAAAGCTATACTCCTGTTTTTGTTTTTCTGTCAGTAGTTTAAATTGACTTTGCCAACAAGTCCGACAGAGTAATGACTCGTTGAAAAGGGTGTTGCCCATAAACCAAGCTAATTTGTCAGCTTTGGTGGTAAAGCATTTAGCACATATATAAGCTAGTATTTTATTTCTTGTTGATGGTTTGGGCATTATTTGTATGTATATTTTATAGATGATTTATTTATAATAAGACTTGGGTAAACATGATTTAAAAGATCAATTAACGCATCACAAGATCTTAAACCAAAACCTTGTCTTTTATAAAAACCATTAATGCCCTCTTTAATTATAAAATTTTTTAAATCTAATAAAGTAAATATATCTCGACTAATTAAATGATTTGCTAAACCTCTTTGATTTATTTGAATTTCACAAATTTTAATTTTATCTCTTTCATCTTCTGTTAATGTATTTATTTTTATCATGTTCTCTCCTTTAATTTAAATATAGTTATATTTTTTG